AGCAAATCCTGTAATATAAAAATTTGTACCTATATTCTGTGGTGCGATAAGAGATAAATCCGATTCTCTTATTTCAACACCTGGTGAGGTGATAGTTCTTTGAGCCATAAAATTATTTATTTAAATTCGGCCCAAAAAACTCAAAAATCTACTATTTCAGTGTGAAGTTGTGAATAAACAAAGGTAAATCCGGAAACTATCTCATCTGTATTTTGATAGTCATAATCAATTGAATCGATAGATGTTGGAAATGCCTTTGTATAGGTAAATTTTATTCTGTCGTTATTAAATTCATCCTTTCCCTTTATTGTAAGGTTTGTTTGATAATCAGCAAAGTTTTTGTCAACATTAATTTCCCTAGCATTATATCTACCTTCTCTTTGATCATGTAAAAGATTTAACCAATTATATAAGACCCAGTAATTTTTATATTCATTATCAATTTTAAATTTAACATTTACAGGAGGGTATGAATTTTTTGAATGAGATGAAAGGTATAGTGTATTTCCAGCGTACCTATTTTCGACTGCGGGTACTGTTATTTCCGGTACTGCTGTGCCATATATTGAGAATTGTACAGAATCCGGTACTATTGATATGCTATCACTTTTAAAATTCGAACTAAATCGCTTATCCTTTAAAATTGGTGGTACGTCAAAAATTAAAAGAAATTTATCAGTTCTAGACTTATTAAGAATAGATTGAGGTGTAGCGTTTCTTGCCATGTCTATATTTATTACTGAAGAGGGGTAAACCCATTCATTTCTAATTCAGCCATATCATCTTCCGTTTGACTATCACCCATGCCAAATACAACTGGTGGTAGCATATTATTAGATCCTACTACTTCATTATCAGAATATATAGAAGTCGCATCCTCGAAGTACTGAATACCATAATCCATAGGTTCTAATACTAGAGGCTTACCCATATCATCTAATTCTATTATTTCAAAGAAACGTTCTGTAATCTCTTTTTCTAATATGAATAGAGAGTAGAGGGTAGCCATTACCTTATCATCATGATAACCTTGTCTCGCTTTCCAAGTCCCATTAGGATATCTAACGAACGATTTTAATTCTTTAAGCGTTTCTTCATCCCTAATAGTGACAGAACGCGCTTCATTAATATAATAGCGCATATTAAGAACACCTTTATATTTAGTGTTTGTATGCGCTATCATACCTTGCATTACCTTTCTTCTATGTGCTGCAGCATTTCCATATGATACAAGCTTTTCATAACCGTAGTCGTTTGCCAATCTATCTACCACTTGCGCACCAGGCCCATTTCTCTCTATTAAAGCTAATGGAGAACCATAGTTACGTAAAATAGAATATACCTTATTAGTATATTCTGCTGGAGGTATCTTATTATTATTATAGCATGCTACTTGTCTAATATCTCTTAAATCAGTAATATCGAATATTTGAATTACGGAAGAATCAACTCCTACACCTTCTGCTGTATCCACCCCGGCAGCGTATACTCTAGAGGAATCTGCTTCTTCCCAAATTTTATAATGACCATCATCTAAAACTATTTTTGGTTCGCAAACCTGCGTCTGCATTTTTTCAAATAACTCATCATCAATAGAAGATTCACCTGAATTTATAAACTGACAACAAAATTCTTGAAGCCAAGCATCATGTGAGCCTATAGCTTGTTTAGTATTATTAGCCCATACCTCATCTCTACCTGGTACCTCATCCCATAAAATTCTATCATAAGCCCAACCATTTTCACCAGACTCAGCACCAGCGTATAATTTATAAAATAGATTATCAGTACCGTTAGCAGTTGAACAAACAAACACTTTGGACTTTTTAGAAGATGTAATAACAGGAAAGACCGACTTCCAAAACTCTTCTACTAAGTGAGGCTCAATAAATGCCATCTCGTCAATAACAAGGCAGTTAACGGATTGACCACGAGCAGCTGTACCGGTAGTAGTTGTAATACCTATACGTGATCCATTCTCTAACGTCATAGATGTCTTAGCATATTCCTTTACTGGGGATTTTAACCAGTTAGGTAACTCCTCATAAGCCATTCTAATTCGTTGGAAGATTTCTATCGCGGTCGCCTCTTTGTTAGCTACTAATAATATTCTCTGATCACTATTAAAGATAGCCTGCCATAGAATATAAATGGTCATCATAGTCGATTTACCTATCTGACGTGAAGCTAGTTGAATAAAGAATCTATTGTCTCTCATCTTTCTAAGAGCTCTCTTTTGAGCTTTATACAACTCAATCTTTTCACGACCTCGATCTAGGTTGACAATATAAAAGAAATTTTCCGCAAAATATAAAATGTTTTTATGCGCTTTTGTTAAAGCTTTTACTTGTTCTTTAGTATATTCGCCCTTCCAATTAACGTTGGGTAAGTTTTTATTACCCATATAATACATATTATCCTGCTGAGGCATGTAAAATATTTATCTCTAGTATAAATAATTGTATGTCTAAAAACAATGATCTCACTAATCTAGGAGAAATTTATAGTGATGTTTTCAATAAAGTTGTTGTAACTGAGCAAAAAGTACCAGAAGGTGAAGTAGGAAACGCTGATTTAGAAAAGCAAGGTGGTCCTGAAGAAAAGGGCGGCTTTAAAGAATCAGAGAATGATATTACCAAAATAGGTAAAAAGAATAACAACTATAATGTTCGTGGCTACTCTTACGGTGATGATAACGATCCTGGCTTAGGGTGTGATGGTCCATTACCTACAGGTAAGGGAAATGCTTATTCTGGAATCGTTGGTGAGGAAGACGAAGAAGACAATGAAAAACCAGACTATATTGATTTGGATAAAGATGGTAATAAGAAGGAGTCTATGAAAAAGGCAGCTAAAGATAAGAAAAAAGGTGAAGAAAATTCAGAAGAAACAGAGAAAATTGCAAAGGAGAGCCTAAATAATTTTATGGCGACTAAATCAGTATTCGATAAACTTTATGATAAGGTGATGGTTAACGAGAATTTTCCTTTTGCAGACGAAGCAGCAGAAGATGATCTCGATGCACTTGGATTAGCAGATGCAGAAACAGATGCAGAAGCTGGAGATGGTGAAATTACAGTTACTTTAGATAAGGAAATGGCACAAGCTCTTTGCGATGTTCTTCAAGCAGCAATTGGTGATGAAGGAGAAGGTGAAGATGAAGACGCAGATCCAGAAGATGGTGAAGGTCACTACGGTGATGAAGAAATGGAAGAGTATGAAGAAGATGAAGAAGGTACTCCTACTGCAATGAATACTCACTATAATGATGGTAAGAACAACAAAGTAGGCAATCTTAAAGCTAAAGGAGCTGCTTCTGCAAAAGGAGCTTCTGGAAAAGTTGATCCGGGTTCATCAATGAACACTCATTATAACGACGGAAAGAACAATAAAGTCGGTAATCTTAAAGCTGGTCAAGGCGCTTTCGAATAAAGATTAACAAAGCTTAACAATAAAGTAAAGCCTGGAGGTACGCCTCCGGGCTTTTTTTAATAAATATATTTATGAAAAGCTTTAAAAAATTTTTTGAATATTATCAGGGAGAAGAGCTTTTAAAATTTAAAGTAGGTAATAAGGATCCTAACAGACTCGGCTTTGATAAAAAACATCTAACAACTCAAAATAAAGATTACAAGCATAAAAATCACCATGTTAGTAATCTGATGAAAGGGTCGGCGTCTCAAATAAAACTTATGGGGTTACCTCTTCAACATCTCCTCAAAGATTATGAAGTAGAATATATACCCGGACAAACAAAAAGCCTAGGAAATTCAAATATTGAGTGTAAAATGTATGAGGATGAAGAGGGTAATAGTTGCGGGATAATAACAAGAAAATAATATGTCAATCTGTAATGAAAATAGGTTAAATTGCACGCCAGAAGAAGTTCTTGCTGCTACAGCTATACCCAACTGCGGTAAGTTTGTTAACCCATCTAATTTACAAGCAGAGCAATTAGTATATGATCAAGCCTTTAATGATCTTATTAATAATTTTGGTTTGCCGGTAGATTATTATATTAATACTTTTAATTTATCAGCAGCAGATCTTCTATATGGAGAAGATACAACAAAGAAATTTCAAGGACCGTTATCAGGGATTCAAATGTATGTTGAACTAGATGATAGTGCTATTAGTTTAACAAAATTTGGTTTCGATGCTGGTGATGAATTTACAGCTTATGTGCATATAGATACTTTTACAACAGCAGCATCTGCATATTTTGATTATTCTTCTGTAGGTCAATCTATTGAACCTAAAGCTGGAGATATAATAGATTTAACGGTATTGGGTTGCGATAGACCCAATGATAGAGGATCTGTTCTTTATGAGATCACTGAAAGAATGGATCAAGATGTTACAGCACTTAACCCAGTCTTAGGACATTATGTTTATAGATTGAGAGGTAAGCGTTATGACTTCTCATTTGAAAATGGTTTATCTTCTGAAAAGGTAAACGAGCAGATATATGATAATTCATTTAGTGGTACGCTTTCAACAACATTAGTTGATCAACTAACTTCTGACGGTAAGACTTACCCTACTGAAGAAGATCCTTATGACATTGACGTAGTGTCGAAAGAGGATGTTTTTGATATGAGTACTAATAATACTGATATATACGGTGATTATTATTAATAGTTAGATAAATATGTATAATGGCTGACTCTTCAACATCTTCTGGTCAAAATAGATCATATGTAACAAATGATGGACGTGCTTCTACTTTCGGAAGAAGTTTGGTTCAATATATTCAGAATAGACTTCCATATGCTGGTGCTACAGAAGACGATTCTTTAAATCCAAAGTATAAGATATTTAAACAGACAGGGATGAGAAGGGCTGATGCCCTTGTTAAGACTTCTGTATCTTCTTCTAATCCATATAATTCCACCCCTATAGGTGACTTTGGAAAGGACACTTCTTTCGGCGATGTAATGTATGCTAACTTATCACCAGATAAGCCAGGTAGATTACGTGATTATAAAATAATGGCGGCCTACTCTGAAGTGTCAGATGCTTTGGATGAGATATGCGATGAAATCATTAATGTAGATGATAGTGGTGATGTTGCTAAACTAATGTATGATAATATTGATCTTTCAATTGATGAGAAGAGTGAGATTGATAAAGAGTTTAGTAAGTTTATAGAGTTTTTCGATCTTAAAAATAAAGGGTGGACGTTCTTTAGACAATTACTAGTAGAAGGTGAAGTATTCTTTGAATTAATAGTTCACGAAAACTATACAAATGAAGGTATATTGGGTGCTATTAATATACCAGGTGAGATAATTGACCCGGTATACAATAATATACAAAATATGCTAGTTAAAGGTTTTGTATATAAAAAGCCTATCTTTAGTGTTACTGATCCCTCTAAGGTGGAAAAGACAGAAATGATTCCTATGGAAGAGAATCAGATAGTATATGTTAACTCAGGTGTTTATAATGAGACAAAAAACTTCGTTACTCCTTTCTTGGAAAATGCTAGAAGGCCTTACCGTCAACTATCTCTTATTGAAGACGCTATAGTCATTTATAGATTGGTAAGAGCTCCAGAACGTCTCGTATTTAACGTAGATGTTGGTAATATGGCACCGCCTAAAGCAGAAGCATATTTAAGAAAGTTAATTCAGAACTACTGGGCAAGAAAGACATTTGATGTAGACCAGACTAGCGTGGTAAATAAGTTTAATCCGCAGTCAATGCTTGATGCATTTTGGTTTGCCAAGCGGCAAGGGTCTGAAGGTACATCCGTTACACAGCTACCCGGTGGCGCTAATTTAGGTGAGCTAGCTGATTTAATGTACTTTATTAAGAAGCTCTATAGGGCTCTTAAAGTACCATCTACAAGATTAGATCCTGCTGATCAAGCATCAGCTGACGGATCTACCATGTTAAGAGAGGAGCTTAAGTTTGCTAAATTTGTAGTTAGACAACAGCAAAGATTCGCTGCAGGGCTTAAGAGAGGCTTCTTTACTCATCTCAAGATGAGAGGTATTATTGATAAGTACGATATACAAGAAAATAATTTGGAAGTTATTTTTAACGTACCTACTAACTTCTACGAATTAAGAGAAAATCAAAAGCTAGAGCTTAAAGCTGCTAACTATAATAATTTAGCTTCTAACGAATATGTATCTGCAACCTACGCGCAGAAAAAATATCTTGGTTGGAAGGATAAGGATATTCTCGCTAACAGAGAGTTCTTGAGAAAGGATATGGAGCTTCAGTGGGAGTTAGCTCAAATACAAAACGCAGGACCGTCTTGGAAAGAGGCAGCTGCAGCAGAAAGTATTGCTAGCGCTGAACCAGGTGCTGGTGGCGAAGGTGGCGGTGTAGCTGCTGGTGATGTCGGAGGTGCTAGCGATGTTCCTGAGTTTGGTGGAGGAGAAGCTTCAGAAGCTGAACCCCCTGAAGCTGCTGAACCAGCTGAGCCTGCTGCAGAGGTTTAATTACCGTCATCGAAGATTAATACCATTCGCGGCCCCGTCTCGAGAATTTGTATTAAAGTACCACCAGATGGTACTGTAGCTGTCATAAATGTTGAAAGGTACTCTGCTGACATTAAACCGCCAGTTACGGGTGGAACTATTGTTGCTGAAAGGGCCATATCAATATTTAATAAAAAGCATATTTTTTTCTCCTATATTTTTATTTTTGTATGACTAAATAATGATATGGCTCTAGCGTGTGAAATTACCCCTCTTTCAGCTTTTTTATCTACAAATTTAAATAATAAAATTGAAACTTTTGATAGGCTGGGTGATAGAATTAAAAGATCGTTAGGTTACCCTTTAGTTTCTTTAGAAATTCATACTGATCAACTTAGGGAGAATATTCAAATCGCTGTTGAATATTTTACAAAATATGCAGGATATACTAGGGAGTATATGATATTTGATTCTAATTTATATGAACTGAATAAAGGTATTCGTTTAGATCTATTGTATACTTTAGCAAATACCGATTTAGATACTAATGCTAAGAAGATAGCTGGTACTAATCCACTTGGACCTAGTTCTGAGTTTTATATCGAAACACCTGAATCTATCTTTACAGCAACGTCGTCTATATTATCAGCATCATTTGCAGCATCCCCGACCCTGTCTTCAACATTTACAGAAGGTATAGACCAGTTTGAATTATTTGATAAGTCACTTTATAGTTCTATTACGTCGTTTAATAGCTCATTATCTTCTGCATTTAAAGAAAATAAAAGAAAAACATTATCATTAGAAGGTACAAATACAGACGCAACTACTTACCAAAATGTATATGATTACGATGTAATGGATTATAGAAAAGTTATATCTGTTACAGATTTTGAAGAAGGTTCATCTACAGGTATTAATACACTATTCACATTAGAACAAACATTAGCTCAACAAACTTACTTTAGCTACGCGTTAGGTAATTATGGTTTTGATTTAGTATCATGGTATACTCTTAAGGAATGGATGGATACAAGGGAGAAAGTACTTGCTTTAAGAAAGGATTTACAGTTTGATGAACGTACACAATATTTAAAGATGTACCCACAACCTAAAAAGGATAGGTTTTATGGTGTTATATCTTGTTATCTCGAAAGACCAATTAGAGATATTATTAAAGAGCAGTGGGTATATGAATATGCTTTAGCGTTAAGTATGATTACTATAGGAAGGGTAAGAGGTAAGTTTGGTAGTGTTAATCTACTAGGTGGTGGAGCTTTAAACTCAGATATGTTGAGTGAAGGTTCAACAAAGAAAGCAGAGCTAGAGCAAAAACTACTAGAAGGAGCATCTCCTGGAATGGGAGATAATGATCCTGCTCTTTTCATAGTTGGGTAATGAAAAAAAGAGTAAAATGGAGACAGGGAGAATTTGTACCAAAAAATAAAGATAAGTTTATTGGTACAAAAGCTACATATAGATCGGGATTAGAACTAAAGTTTTTTAGATTCTGCGATAATAACAAAAACGTTCTTAAGTGGGGAAGTGAGAATGTTATTGTGCCATACACTAGCCCTTTAGATGGTAGAGTTCATAGGTATTTTGTTGATAACTATGTAGTAATAAAAGAGGGTAATGATATAAAAAAATATTTAGTTGAAATCAAACCATCAAAGCAAACTAAACCCCCGCAGACAAAATATAGAAAAAAGCAACACTTATTATACGAGCAAAAAAATTATGTGATTAATCAAGCTAAGTGGGAAGCAGCAAGAAAATATGGTAAAAAGCGGGGTTTAACGTTTATTATACTAACTGAAAGAGAATTAATTTGACTTTTTAGTTACTATTGTATAAATAATTGTATGTCTCTTAAGCTTAATTTGGTCGTTGAAAAACCAGACGTTACCGATGAATTCGAATATATCGAAGAAGAAACAAATAAAAATTCGCCATCTAACCTTTATATTAAAGGACCTTATATGATGGCAGAGGGGGTGAATAGAAATAACAGACTTTACCCTAGGGAAGAGCTAGAAAGAGAAGTAGCTCGTTATAATGAAGAAATGGTTGTACCAGGAAGAGCTATGGGAGAGTTAAATCACCCTACCTCCGCTGATGTGGACTTAGAGAGAGCTTGTCATATTGTAACAGAAATTACACAGGATGATAATGTTTTTTACGGAAAGTCTAAAGTTTTAACAACTCCTTGTGGACAAATAGTACGTGCCCTTATAAATGATGGTGTAAAAGTCGGTATGTCTTCAAGAGCATTAGGTACATTAGAAGAAGGTAGTAATCATAATACAGTTAAGAACATGAAGTTAGTAGCTGTTGATTGTGTAGCTGATCCTTCTTACCCAAAAGCTTTTGTAAATGGTATACTTGAATCTAAACAATGGGTTTTAGCTGATGATGGTAAGTATGAAGAACTATACGATAATTTCGAAGAAAGCGTATCAAAGCTACCTAAGAAGGATATAGACAGATTTTTAACAGAGAGAATCATAAGTTTCATTAATAAACTCTAATAAATACTAATATGGAAGAAAAAAATAAAATTTCTAAGTTTATAGAAGAACTTTCCAACAAAAATTACGCTCAGGCGAATAAATATTTGAAGAGCGTCATTGAGGACAAGATAAAATCTAGAATCGATACAGCAACAGAAAAACCACTCTTTTAATTATGAATAACGAATTATTACCAAAAGAACTCCAAGAAGTATTAACAGAAGACTCTGTAAATGCTATTGAGACCGCGATCAAGGAAAAGGTCGAATTATCAGTAGAAGCTGCTTTAACTAACCAAGATGAGCTTTATGCTGAAAAGTTGGAAGAGTTGGTAGCAGCAATTGATAAAGATCATACAGATAAGCTTAAGAGAGTAGTAGAGGCAGTCGATACTAGTAATGCTACAAAGCTTATACATGTTGTTAAAAAGTACGAAAAGGAAATTAACGAAGATGCTTCTAACTTTAAAGAGACATTAGTTGAATCAATTTCTGATTATATTGAAGAATATATTGATGAGTCTATTCCGGTTGCAGCAATTGAAGAAGCAACCAAGAATAGAACAGCTTCTGAAGTACTTAGTAATTTAAGAAATGTATTGGCTGTTGACTCTACATTAATGAAAGAGTCAGTTAAAGGCGCTGTTATGGAAGGTAAAAATACTATTGACGATCTTACTGCAAGACTTAATGAAGTTGAGAAAGAGAACAACCTTCTCAAAGAAGCTTACAACACAACACAAGCTGATTTATTCTTAGAGAAGAAGACTTCTGGTTTACAAGACAAGAAGAAAGAGTATCTTAGAAAAGTGTTAGGTGATAAGTCACCAACCTTTATTAAAGAGAATTTTGATTACACAGCTCGCTTATTTGATAAGAAAGAGCAAGAACGAATTGATGTAATTAAAGAAGAGGCATTTACAAACCGTAAAGTAAAGGCTGACGCTCCAAAAGTTATCGAAGAGAAGATCGCTCCGGTAACTAACCCATATCTTTCGGAATTACAACGAATGAAGTAATTTTTAACCCCGAACAATGAGGTGCTAGTCACCTGAGTATCTTGGGATTTATTCCCATGTAGGTCGAAAAGAAAGGAAAATTAATTAAATTATGAATAAACCACAATCATTTATTGATAGAGATAGAGCAGACGCACTTCTAGAGAAGTGGGCTCCTGTTCTTGATTATACATCTGATAGCGTTAAGTCTATTGAAGATGACCACACC